TGGAGATTTACATTGGAATTTTACACAAACGTTGCCCGCTACGGCAATAGTCTACTATATCGTGGCTACAAAAACGGCCACAGATTTGAGGATCGAATTAGATTTGGTCCTACCCTCTATCAAAAAGATATCAACGGAACTGCGTATGCCCTAGACGGTACACGTGTATCTCCTAAACTATTTGACAAGATGGGTCAGGTTAAAGAATACGAACAACAGTATGGCGGAATTAACGCCAAAGAATTGTATGGCAACAAGAACTATGTTGTCCAATATCTTCAAGAGAAGTTTCCCGATAATATAGAATTCGATCGTGATAGGATCAATGTGTCTACTATCGATATCGAAGTTGCATCTGATGATGGGTTTCCAGAGCCAGAGTTTGCAGAGTATCCGGTTATCTCTATTACAATCAAAAACAATATCGATGACATCTATTATATTTGGGGTCTTCATGATTATGATGTAAGTAAGTCTATCATGAAAGACTTCCCAGTCATGTATGAGAAGTGTGAATCAGAAACAGAGCTGCTTCTAAAGTTTCTCAACCATTGGGGATCAGCAGTAAATTCGCCTGATGTTATCACTGGTTGGAATACTCGCTTCTTCGATATGCCGTATCTTATTAACAGAACCGGTAAGCTTCTTGGTCCTGACGTCGCAAAAAGATATTCTCCATGGGGCTTAATCAATCCACGTACTATCAAACAAATGGGTCGTGAGTTACAGTCATATGAAATCACTGGTATCTCCCAACTCGATTATTTAGAATTGTTTAAAAAGTTTGGCTATTCATATGGTGCACAAGAATCATATAAGCTTGACCATATTGCGCATACTGTACTTGGTGAACGTAAGCTTTCGTATGATGAGTTTACTGGCTTGCACACACTATACAAACATGATTTCCAAAAGTTCATCGACTATAATATTAAAGATGTTGAGCTTGTTGACCGCCTCGAAGATAAGATGGGTTTGATTACTCTTGCGTTGACTATGGCATATCGAGGTGGTGTTAACTATTCAGATACGCTTGGTACTACTGCCATATGGGATTCTATTCTTTATAGAGATCTATCTAATCGTGGTATCATTGTTCCATCGAATGGTGAGAAGTTTAAATCAGAATATCCAGGTGGTTATGTTAAACCTCCTCAGGTCGGTATGCATGACTGGGTTGTATCTTTCGATCTAAACTCACTGTATCCTAACATCATTGTTCAATGGAATATGTCGCCAGAGACTATCGTCGAAGGTGATCGTCTTACTATGAATCCTGATATTGCGCTTACCGAGAATCATTCTAATCCTAATCCAGAGTATGCGCTTGCTGCTAATGGCGTTTCGTTTAAGAAAGATAAAGAAGGTGTATTGCCTAAAATCATTGTTGATTATTACAATGAGCGTAGTATCGTTAAGAAGAAGATGCTAGCAGCTCAGCAAGAGAAAGAGAATGCTGATAAGTCTAATAAGGCTGAGATCTATCGTATCGAACGTGATATCTCTCGTTATGAGAATGAACAGATGGCTATTAAGATCTTGCTTAACTCTCTTTATGGTGCGCTCGGTAACAAGTACTTCCGTTACTTTGATTTACGTGTGGCCGAAGGTATTACTCTTACTGGTCAGACTGTGATTCGTTGGGCTGAGAAGTCTGTTAATGAATTCATGAACAAAGTATGTGCAACTAAAGACAAAGACTATGTTATTGCAATTGATACTGATTCGGTTTATGTTAACTTCGGTGAGGTTGTCAAGAAGTATGTCAAGCCAGGTGAAGAAGTACAAACGATTGACAAGATCTGTGAGGATCAGTTTATCCCTATGCTTGAGAAATCATATGATCGCTTATACAATATGTTTGCATGTTACAAACCTCGTATGGTTATGGCAAGAGAAGCTATTGCTGATCGTGGTATCTGGACAGCCAAGAAACGTTACATTCTAAATGTGCATAACAATGAAGGTGTTCAGTATGCAGAACCAAAGCTTAAGATCATGGGCATTGAAGCAATTAAGTCTTCAACTCCGGCTCAGTGTAGAGATGCATTAAAAGCCTTATTCAAGGTTATTATCACCGGTGAAGAATCCCAGACTCAAAAGGCTATTGCTCAGTTCCGTGAATACTTCAGCACACTGCCAGCCGAACAGGTTGCTTTCCCTCGTGGTGTAAATGATATTAGCAAGTGGGCACGTAAGCGTGATGGCATATATGCAAAAGGCACACCCATACACGTACGTGGGGCTTTGCTATATAACTATCATATCAAAGCAGCAAGCCTCGAGAAGAAATATGAACTGATTCAGAATGGCGAGAAGATCAAGTTTTGTTATCTTAAACTTCCGAATCCTATTCGTGAG